AGTTTAATGGACGAGCGATAATGGATGAAGCTAGGCAAGAGATGGAAAAAATAGAACAAGAAATGCAACTCCGCTATGAACTCCCAATAGATTTTATGACGGGATAATCAATGGCAAAAAATAGCTACTTCAGGGACGTAAGTTCAGAGAATGATCTTCTACATGATCTCACCATAGAATCGATCAAAATACATGGTCGTGATATGGTATACATTCCAAGAACTCTTGTTAATGAAGATGAACTATTTTCAGAAGATACTATTTCCAAGTTTGAAAACGGCGTGGAAATAGAAATGTTTATTAACTCCATAGATGGTTTTGGTGGTGATGGTGATTTCATCAGCAGTTTTGGTCTTGAGATTAGAGATTCGGTTGAGTTGATACTATCAAAGAGACGATTTGAAGAATCATTCTCACACGATGGAACAATCATAAGACCAAGAGAGGGAGATCTTATCTTCTTCCCATTGTCAAAGGGTCTATTTGAAATTAAATTCGTAGAACATGAAAATCCTTTTTACCAATTAGGAAAATTATACACATATAAACTTTCATGTGAACTCTTTGTCTACAGCAGCGAAGATATCGAAAGTGGATTCAGTGAGATCGATTCCTTTGATGACGACCGCAAGACTCTTGCTGTTGATCTATCACTCGGATCATATGTTTCGGGTGGATTGAACTTCTTTGATGGGGAAACTATATACCAAGGCGATTCTCTTGCACTCGCAACTGCAACAGCCGTGGTAGTTGATTGGAACTCTACATCGAAGGTTTTACGAATAGACGAAATCAAAGGACGCACCGATCCAAATGCAGACGATCTTGTTGCAAACACTTCGGCATTTTCTACTGGAACTAATGTGAAGGGTGATAAATCTACTGCCGTATATGCACTAGCATCGACAGCAAATTCGGATCTTATAGTAACCGATGATCCATACAATGATTCTTCTATCATAGATACCACGGTGGATGAAGGGGACATTATTGACTTCACCGACACCGATCCATTCTCGGAGGGAAATTATTAGAAACAACACTTTTTATACATATGTTAGTATAAGGAGTTTTAAAATGGCAGAAAAATACGGATTTGTTTATATTTGGTATGATAGAAAACATAAAAGATATTATCTTGGTTGTCATTGGGGAACGGAAGATGATGGTTATGTTTGTAGTTCAGATTGGATGAAGCGAGCATATAAAAGAAGACCGAACGATTTTAAGAGAAAGATTCTCAAACGAGTTTATAGATCAAGAGCGGATTTGATTGACGAAGAATATAGATTTTTATCTATGATAAACGAAGAGGAATTGGGAAAGCGATACTATAACCTCACTAACCACAGAAATGGGCATTGGACCACAGACCCACAAAAGAAAATAACAGTCGGTCAAAAAATCAGTGCAAAGAACAAAGCAAATCCGAATTTCGGTAAATGGAATTGCGGTAAGTCACTTTCAGAAGAAACCAAAAATAAAATTGCAGAATCCACTTCAATTGCTATGAAAGAACATTACAAAGAGAACCCAAGAACACCAGAAACTTGTAAGAAAATTGGTGAGAACAGCAAAAGACTTCAAGCAGAAAAGAAAATCGGGATGCACGGGAAAAAGCACGCACCCGAAACAATTGAGAAAATGAAGCAAAATAATGCAATGAAGAATTCCATTCATCGCAATAAAGTGAAAGAAGCAAAGAAGGGTATTCAATACCTAAATAAAGACGGAAAACGAAAAATGGCTAAACCAAACACAGAAAAATGGAATCAGCTTATTGCCGATGGATATAAGGTAGGTTACTGATGTTCGGACATTTTTATAACAATTCAGTTCGTAAGCTAGTGGTTGGCTTTGGTACGCTGTTCAATGAAATTGACGTAAAGCGATACAATGCAGATGATACTGTAAAAGAAAGCCTTCGTGTTCCTTTGGGGTATGGACCAAAAGAAAAGTTTTTAGTTAGACTTCGACAACCCGCATCTATTGATAATGATGTTAAGGTAAGAATGACAGCTCCTCGACTCGGCTTTGAGTTGACTGGATTTGCATACGACCCAACTAGAAAACGAAATACACTATCAAAGAGAATAACAACAGGTGCAGCCGATGGTGTTTCATCTGTAAGAAAGAACTTTGCAGAAGTTCCATATACATTTGATTTTTCACTATCAGTGTTTGTCCGACACATGGATGATGGTCTGCAAATTATAGAACAAATCTTACCTTACTTTACCCCAGAATTCACAGTTACTTTAAATTTAAATTCTTTGGCTCAGAAAATCGACGTACCTATTGTATTGACAAGTGTGACAAATACAGCAGAGTATGATGGGGACTTTGATTCTGGTAGGCTAATAAACTTCGATCTTAACTTTACTGCTAAGTCTTACGTGTACGGACCAATCAAAGATTCGAAGATCATCACACAAACAATCACTACAAACTTCTTTGCTCAAGACTTCACCGCAACAGGCGGAGTTACTGGAGCTTCGGGTGCCGCATCTAGAGTTGATGTTGGTGTTACTGGACCTAGTGGTGGTGATTCTAACCTAGTCACAGGATACTCTGCTGACACTCAAATTTATGTTCGTGGTTACACTGCTGGTTCCACGGGAGGGCCTGGTATTGACGTACTCGGTAATACACTATGACAAAGAAATCTATAGACGATAAAATCTCCTCTGCGTTGGATATAACCCCCGCAGACGAAGAGAAATCCATTGAATTGAAAAAACCAACCGAGATTACCACCACAAAAGAAAATGATCTAAACGTTGATTACAAACAAGTTAGAAGAAATCTAAAGGACTTGATTTCTACTGGAAATGGTGCAATAGACGGTATACTAAATGTAGCATCCGAGGGTGAACACCCAAGGGCATATGAAGTGGCTGCTCAGTTGATAAAGGTGGTGGGTGATACAAATAAGGAATTGATAGACCTACACAAGAAGGTAAAAGACATCCAGAAGGATGATGTGAAATTAACTCAAAATAATACTACTAATAATGCAATATATGTCGGTTCAACAAATGAACTCCAATCACTGATAAATCAAGGAAGGAGTTCTGCTAAAAGAATCGACACAGTTGAAGAGGATATAATAGATCATGAGTGATGGATATCTTGGAAATAAGAATCTAAAAGCCGCTGGAACAGATGTAGAGTTTACAAAAGAACAGGTGGAGGAGTACTTGAAGTGCGCCAAAGATCCTGTTCACTTTATCAAAGAATACGTTAGAATTGTTTCTCTTGATGAGGGGTTAGTTCCCTTCAGCATGTATGACTTCCAAGAGGATATGGTACGAAAGATTCACGATAATAGATTCGTGATTGCAAAACTTCCTCGACAGACTGGTAAGTCAACCACAGTTATATCGTACCTACTCCATTACATTCTGTTTACACAGGATGTGAATGTTGCAATTCTTGCGAATAAGTTAGCCACTGCAAGAGAGCTTCTACACAGATTAAAACTGGCGTATGAGTATCTTCCCACATGGATGCAACAAGGTATCGTAGAGTGGAACAAGGGTTCTATCGTTTTGGAGAACGGATCCAAGATTCTTGCTTCTGCAACTTCATCTAGTGCAGTTCGTGGTGGTTCGTTCAACATGATCTTCCTTGACGAATTTGCATTCGTCCCACAGGGAGTGGCTGAAGAGTTCTTCAGTTCAGTTTATCCCACCATCACATCTGGACAATCTACTAAGGTTCTGATTATTTCAACTCCAAAGGGGTTGAACATGTTCTACCGTTTCTGGAATGATGCTATAAATGACAGAAATGATTATGTTCCTATTGAGGTACACTGGTCTGCGGTTCCAGGCAGGGATGCAAAATGGAAAGAACAAACAATCGCAAACACCTCAGAGGAGCAGTTCCGTGGTGAGTTCGAATGTGACTTTATTGGTTCTGCTGCAACTCTGGTGTCTTCTTCCAAATTAAAGTGTCTCACATATAATGAACCATTAGTACAGAATGACGAGGGTCTTTCTATATACGAAAAACCCAAAGAGGGAAGGGTATATGTCACAACCGTCGATACTTCCCGTGGACAAGGTAAAGATTACAGTGCCTTTGTTATTGTAGATGTAACGGACATGCCCTATAAAGTGGTTGCCGTATACAGAAACAACACGGTCTCTCCCATGCTATATCCTACAGTGGTTCACAGTCTATGTCGGCAATACAATGACGCATATTGTTTGGTGGAGATAAACGACATAGGTGGACAAGTAGCCGACATCCTTCACTCGGAGTTAGAGTATCAGAATATCATTACAGTGTTGGTGAAGGGGAGAAAGGGACAAATTGCCTCATGGGGTGGCTTCGGTGGTGGAGCGCAAATGGGCATTAGAACCACAACAGTAACAAAGCGAGTGGGTTGTTCTGTTCTGAAAAGTCTAATAGAAGAAGACAAAATCTTTATAAACGACACTAACATAATGCAAGAGTTGTTTTCATTCATAGCAAAAAGAAACTCATATCAAGCAGAAGAAGGTCATCATGATGACTTGGTGATGTGTCTTGTTCTCCTTGGGTGGTTAACAACCCAGAGCATGTTTAACGAGTTTATTGAGGGTTCTTTCAGAGAAAATTTATACGAAGATAAGATAAAGGAACTAGAAGAAGAGATGACTCCCTTTGGATTTTTAGATGATGGTTTCACTGATACATCATTCGTGGACGACGAAGGAGATCGTTGGTATACCGATGATAAAAGTAATGGTTCTATGTGGTGAATACATCAAAATCCTAAATAAACAAGATCCAAAATGATTTATCGCTGTATAGAACAGATACGGTTTAACGCTCAAAGGAGAATAACATGGGATTTCAAGTCAGTCCAGGCGTAAATGTCAGTGAAATAGATTTGACCACAATTGTCCCAGCAGTTGCTACCACCGCCGCCGGAATGGCTGGCGTTTTTCAGTGGGGGCCTGCCGAGGAAATTACATTAGTTGATTCAGTAAACACACTCAAAAGAAAATTTGGTGGACCTGATGATGATAATTATCAGTACTTCTTCACCGCTGCAAACTTTTTAGGATATGGAAACAATCTTCAAGTTGTCCGTGCCGTGGGAAGTGATGCTAGGAACGCATCTAGCGCAACCGCAGCCCTTATTAAGAATGAAACAAACTGGGAAAGTCAGACTTTAACTGATGATTTCTATGCAAAATATCCTGGCCCATTAGGAAACGCTCTTGCTGTTTTTGCCTTTGATGGTAGTGCAGCAGCAGATGGTATTCTCGGAGTCACAATCGGCACTGGAGCCTCGTTGGGTGCTGGTATCGCTGCTGGAACTAGCTCAATTTCAATCGCTGGCACATCAGCATCACACGGTCTAACTCTACAAAAGGGAGATATTCTAAGACTTCCAACAGGTCAGAGTGTTACCATTAAAGCAAATGTGGGTGGATTGACAGCAGCCGAGGTAACCCCAACGATAAATGCCGCTCTCACTGCGGCACAAACACAAGGTGTGAGCCTAGAAAACAGATACAAGGCTTTATTCTCAGACTTTGGTCCCACCACCACGGACGTAGAAGCGTTCGGAGGATCAAACGATATTTTACACATTGCTATTGTTGATTACACTGGTGCTTGGACTGGTACAAAGGGAACTGTTCTAGAAACGTTTGAGGGGCTTTCTAAGGCAACTGACGCTAAAGATGGTTCGGGAGTCAACAATTTCTATAGAACTATCATCAACGAACAGAGTCAGTATGTTTGGGCTGGTGCGAATGGAATTGGATTCACCCCAGCAACTAAGCAGGATACTGTCTTTGGAAATCTAACCACAAATGAATTTCTTTCTGGTGCGGGATCATATGGTCTAACTTTAGGTGGTGGAACAGCTCCCAATGACGCTTCTGAATCTGCACTCTATAGTACAGGATATTCTAAGTTTGAAGATGATGCCGAAGTTGACGTGTCTCTTATCCTCGGTGGGCCAGCAAATGCAACCATCTCTGGTTTGATTGTCGATCTCTGTGATAAGAGAAAGGATTGCATTGCGTTCCTTTCACCAACTCCACAGTCTGATTACATCAATAAAGACACTGGTACTGCAACCAACAATCTTCTAGCATATAGAAAGACTTCTCTCAATAAGAATTCTTCATATGCAGTTCTAGATAGTGGTTATAAGTACATGTACGATAATTTCAACGGAGTTTATCGCTATGTGCCTCTAAACGGTGATATTGCAGGACTTCTTGCAAGAACTGAAGTTGAAAATGAAGCATGGTTCTCGCCAGCTGGTTTCAACCGTGGTCAAATTCGTGGTGTTGTTAAACTAGCACTTAATCCACGACAAGCTCATAGAGACGACCTATATAAGAATAGCATTAACCCTGTTGTATCTTTCCCCGGAGAAGGA